GTGTTTTTACCCTTATATATTCCATAATGGGTATTACAGCATCTGGTATTGCGTATAACATTATGTCACAGGATGAATGTAAAGATAATGTTAAAGATACCGATAAAAATTTTGCAATTGGTTCTATAGTAGGATGGATCGTTTGCTTACTTTTGGGTGGTTTTTTCACGTTTAAAAAATATCCTAAGTTAGGAGAGGCCTTCAGAAAGAAAAATATTTAATATGGAAATACACGAATCTATGTATTTAATGATTATGCTCTTGGCCCACGTGTTACGAGGGGCAGGAACATTTACGTTCGAGGAAAAAATGAATATGATTAAGTTTGTATCATATATAGTAAAAAATACGAATGTACCCCTTTTAAACACCCAAAATACCAGCGGCTACCAATCCCGTGAATGTAACCATAGCACCCCGTCCTACATTTCGCATAGCGAATAACTCAAAATCCTCCTCTGTTAATGTCGTAAAAGCACTCGTTACCGAATACGTTGCTAACAGAGTACAACCAAGACCTATCAATGAAAATGGTGGGTATGACATTTGTTCTACAACATTCAAACCCGTAAGACCCCAATTAGTAAGTCCTAATACGGACCCATACATTGCCGCTCGTCCGTTTACAACTTCAATATATGGAAAATTTGGTCCCGGTGGTGGCGGACCTTCACTTCCATTAGATGCATTTGTTGTTGGTCGTTTTCGTCTTCTATTTTTTGGCGGAACTGTACCGAATTGTAGTTTATGTATAATTGTTTTCATTCTTCTTTTTTATTAGTGGGTGTACTCTTTAACATCTTTAAGAATGTATACATACCCAAAAATAAACCCATGGATGAATAAACTACAGATATATTTGACCCTTTTCTATGCTGATAGACGGTCCATAATAAACTCGCAATAATACCCGATAAAATATAAACTATATCGAATTCAGTATCATCACTCGATTTATGTACTTTATTAAATTTATAGAACATTTGATATAAACCTATACTTATAGCAATAATAGGTAAATACTCTGTTGTATCCATATTATAGTTATTAAAGAAATTAATTCTTATAGATATATAAAATGTCCCAAACACCCGAAAAAATTGTTATGAACTACGATTCTAAATCGAAACAGTCCAAGAATGTTGCTCTGGAAATGAAGAAAATCGTTGAACGGTACCGGGGCAAACGCGTTACCAAGGAAAATGTATGTGTTTTAGTTTCTACACTCATGCTCCAAGCCCAAAACCTCAAAACTATTTCTGGTCCTGATAAGAAAGAACTTGTCACGGATTTGATCTTTTCCATTATTGAACAAATTGATGAAGGTGATGTCGATACGGAATTCGAAACACTACTCAAGGCTATGGTTCCCGGTATGATCGATAGTTTTGCCATTATGTTAAAAACGAGTGCGGGGTGTAAAAAGTTGTTTGGGTGTTTCAAGTAAATAACATAACATAAAGTTTCTTCTCGTATAAATAATAATGAAGTTTCCAAATTTAGAAACCATGGTTATGTATGGTGTATACACAATCAGAGACCTTATTTTGTATTCACAAAACAAACTCGTTAAACGCAATGTTACTATTTTGAATGAGTGTGATCATTGTTCCTTCGTTTTTTCCGGACCCACGTGTACTAATTGTAACGATATTAAAAATAATTCGCTCGTATAATCAAATGTCATATACTACTGTGACTACTTATACGACCAAATTAGGGAGTGAAAGTGAAGTCGAGAGTGACTGTATAAGTTGTTCAGAAAGACGGCTCATAAAAAAATTGAAACATACGTTTTTTAAAAAAGGGTTTCGGTTACACCAATTTTCGTCGTGGGTCAGTCGAAAACATGGAACTTTAGTGATATGCCGGGAAACCAGTTACGGTGACGGTATATCACTACCTTGTGTTATGTGTCGAAAAATTATAGAAAAACACGATTTAAAGTGGATCGCACACGATGGTGAGAAATGGATTCACTCTCGGAAAACGCCATGTCTTCCAAAATCACGACCCACGAACAAACAAAGGAAACATTTAGGTTTTGGTCTTAATGATTAAACCTAAAGCTGTTTCCAAGTTATTCTCGTTACGTTTGAGCGGCTTTTCCCTTTTCAAACGTAGTGTTTCGTTTTTACCAGACGCACTCGTTATATCACTTAGTTTTTTCGTATTTGAAACTATAGGTATAACCCGTTCCGGTAAAGGTTCTATTTCTACTTCTCTAGGTTTTTCTACGTCGACTACATTATTTTCTCTAAATTTATCTATTGTTAAGTCACCTCCGAACTCAATGAGTCTTTGTCGGTGTGGTGCCCTTTTTATGGTTCCTATCTTATCGAAAAGTTTACGACGCATCATGACCATATTACCACATATGAGTCCACCGCGATTACACCCATACTTATCGATTGCGTATGTTTTCATGCAACTCCATGAACAGAAGTTACCTGACGTATAGAATTTGTTTCGTCGTTCGTCGTGTTTGTGAGGCATGCTTAAAGCCGTACCCTCAAATGGATGACAACACCACCAACACCACATTCATAAGTTAAACTTACTTTTTTTCTTTAAGTTTAATTACATTATTTTGATGTTATTGCTATAATTAGTAATATTAATATTAAACTTAAACCAATGGATAAACCAATATACATAAAATTTGAATCGGAATCGGAATCGGAATCGGAATCGGAATCGGAACTTGGACTTGGACTTGGACTTGAACTTGGACTTGGACTTGGACTTGGACTTGGACTTGGACTTGGACTTGGACTTGGACTTGAACTTGGACTTGAACTTGAACTTGAACTTGGACTTGGACTTGATGAACTTTGACTTGAATCTTGATTACATACCTGACTTAAATCTAATTGGCTACCACTATCATTAAATACACTACCTATATTCATTTCTTGGTTACACACTTGTATAGTTCTACCACATGAACTCTTAGCACCATCTGGAACCCATGCGCTAGTCGATGCACATAATTCACCACAAGGTGCAACAGATTGTAACAAAGTATTTTCATCTTCTCCACCACCTATAACTATATTAGAATCAGCTATATTTTTAGATATCGTATGTGCTTTTACACACCCAGCTTTATTGTCGGGGTATGTTTGACACACAGTTTGAAAATTCATTGTATTGTAACATCTACACCAATCATCGTTTATACCAGGTGATGATGTACAATATTGTTTTGCAAGCTCTTTATACTTGGTCGGTGATAAATTTTTTTCACACGTATCGTTTTTTATATCTTGACCCGTACATAATTCACTGTATGTCTCATCTTTATTTATAATACCATTACACGTATTCCCAACATTATCTATAATATCATCACCCCTATCGCCTATATCATCTAAACAATATTGTGAAGATATACTTGACCATAAATCTTCATTCACGCTTTTTATGGATTTAATATCAGATAAAAGTCTTAACTTAATCGGTCCATCACCTATAACCCCTGATCTGGTACCGGGTTTTTGGTATAAACACTTTACTGTATAATCATCCATCCAATACCCGTACCCATTAGTACCCTTACACGGTTTAACTTTTTCCCCTGATGAATCTAAAACAGCTTTTAAGTTTTTAGGAGTAAAATTTGAACCTGTATCACCATCTGGATAAACTCCCTTTTGCGTTTTTACATCTGCGTGATAAAAATTATCCAAATGTGGTATTCTTTCTATAATAACAGCATCTGGATTTGGTAAATTATTTCTATTACTGTGACACTTATCGTCGTTAATGGCTACTACACCGGTAGTTAATGTCTCATTCGCTCTATCCCCTTTCCAAAGTGTCACGGAATTACCTTGATATTTAGTTACTTTAGGTCTATTCACGAGATCTGAATCTGGTATCTGATTATATTCTTTTATACTACTCTTAGTAGGGTCAGCCTGAGTACTGTAACTATTAATATTGGTCATTTTAATCCATGGATTATGCGTCGTTGTATAGTACATGTAACGATATCCTTTAGTAGTGATTCTATCATCAGTCCAACCATGAGTCCAGGAGTACTCGGTATTTTGACAATTATCATCAGAAAATTCTGAAAAGATGGCCATACTTAATATAATATTAGAAAATTATTAGATTATTAAAGCAAAAAGTGAACATAAACTTAAACAACATACATATGTACCAGTATATGCACCAATAATAGTCAAATACTGCTCTGGTGTTTTAGGAACCTCCATACCAGAATCTTCAAAGTGTTCTTTACACTTTGATACAAAATGTTCTCGCCCGTCGTCCCCATAACACATTTCTCCTTCTTCTGCGGTATCTTCTATACATTTTTTACACATTTTTAAAACATTTTCACATGTATCCATTAAGTCTTCGCCTTGGTACATACATTTCGTTTCGTTGTTTTTGTGACATTTCGCACAGGTTTCACTAAATGTAGCATAATTACCAGGGTTGAAAAGTTTAACAGTCATTATATTATAGACTTATATAATTTTCTAGATATAATATAAATGTTCCATAAAGTTGAAAATTTTTTTTGGACCGAAGCTAAAAACGAATCTCAACAGCTTTTTGATTTAACATCAGTTAATAAAATTTTATACAGCAAAAGTATTAACGTAGACGTAGATTGTTCAGCTGGTTCTTCACAAGTTGTAGATATGTCACTTAAAATTGGTGGTACCGTATATCCAGGCTGTAATCTTTCTCAAATCGCTAACATGGGTAGTGTTGTACAATGTGAATCACAATTTACAGGTGAAATAACTACTGAAATGACAGCTGATATTGCAAGTGAGTTAAAAGCACAATTTGCTCAACAAGCTGAAGCAAATTCTGAAATGTTTGCAACCGCGAGTGCTAAAAATGAAATTGTTAGTAAAGCAAATACCGAGATAGAAAATATTGTAGAACAGGTGATGAAAGAAGATTACAGTTCACTTAGTGAAGTGAGTAGTGATTCAACGGGAAAATTTACAATCGAAGTAGGTGGAGATTGTTATTCACCTATTGATCAAGAAGCAAATATTCAAGCACAAGTTTTTGCATCTGCTGTAGTTGATTTATTATCTAAAAGTATACAAAATAGTGAAATTTTTCAGGAAATGACTGTACAAATGGATTCAAAAACTAAATCTAGTGCTACTGGTTTAGCCACTTTTATAAAATCTCTTTTTGAAGGTCTTATGGGACCACTGGTTGCATCTGCTGTAATGGCTGGATTAGCTGTTATTGCTCTTATTTTTATCATGAAAGGTAAAGGTAAAAATAATAATAATAATTAATATTTTTTTTATTTCGTTATTTCAGAAATGATGATTTTGATTGTGTTTTTCATTATCATCATATCATTTTTTATATTCCCAACGAAACAACCCGTAAAGTATTCATGGGAAGACTTTTCGAAAAAATTTGGAAATTGTACAGGTGAGTTTGGTGTATATGACTTAACCAAAAAAACAGAAGAATGTACGTACGTTGATAAAAAAATTACAGATAAATACGATACCATATTCAAAGTACGTAAAACGGATAATATAACATACATGGCCAAAATAGCATCACGAAATGCTAAAGGGTGCGAATTAGATATTTTAAATTACGTGAAACCCATTTCGGATAATTACGAATTTAATAATTTAATAATACGTATTCAAACAAATCCATGGAGATATGCACCACATTTTGATGCTATGGATCAGGTGGCATATATGTTAAGTGGAAAAAAACGATGGTTATTGTGGAATATCGATTTTGATAATATCAAAGATACGATAACTTTTAGAGATGACGTAAATAATTTAAACTTCGAACAATTACAAACGTACTTGAAGAATAGAAAAATACCTTACGAAACAATAATAATGAAACCTCACGACTCGTTATTCATTAAATACGGAACGTGGCACTATGTAGAAAATGTAAATACAACAAAGGGGTGTATAATGTTGAATTTACATTCAAAAAATATTAGTTATAAAATTGATGAGAAATTCTCTAATGTATGGCCTACACAACATAAAAGATGTATGAATAACGAATATTATTGACCACCGCCACCGCCGGAAGAAGACGGACAACTATTTCTACTACATTGCAATGTAGTTGTAGCATTTGCAGCAGTAGCCTTAACACCGTTATTACACGCTTGTCGTGTAACTCTATCTGTATCAATTGTTTCATAAGCATAAGTGGAACCACAACTATATTCCCAACTGTTTTTGCATTTCTGTCGTTGATTATCTGGTATATTTTCGCGTATTTCCGGTGATGTTAAAGGTTTATTTATTTCCTCTTTACCGTTTTCATAATCACACTCTTTACCATTACCACGTTTTTCTTGTGTAGTTTCATATCTACGTGACCATTGACATGTATCATAATTCGTATTTGTTGTCACCCAACCCCCTTCACAAGGTTGGTTAAAAGTTTGATATACCGAACCTGTATCTACACGGTTCTTACAATCTATATTGCTAACATTATTCCAATCATCTGAAGATGATGGAAAATATGACTGTAATGCAGTTAATGATTCGTATGCCTGTATATGTCCCGATGTTACATTTTCATTTTCGTTTCCTATTATTTTATATATATACCCACTACCCGGGTTTGGGTCATTTTCTTTACAACTTATTAGTGTATTAACACTTTTAAATTCTGGAAAATAAGTACCTTTATAAACAAAGTTTTCATCTTGAGAATCATTTAAATAATCTATTCTATTCTCGGATTTAAGGGTACAATCTACACCCATATTCGAATCATCAACATAATTTACATTAAACCCTTTACATTCGGATGAATTGTTACACCTGTATTTACATTCGTCTAGACTTATGTTAGTATAGTCACCTCCTGATATATTATATTGGTCACCTAGATCTTTTGATTTTACAAATAAATACTTTTCCGGTATAAATTTTAGATAAGTGGTATTATACATATTATCACAAATCATTTTACCAGTGATTGTGTTTCTACAGAATTTATTGCCATTAGATGTTACTAGTTTTAATAAGTATAAGTCCGGTGTTATACTATGTGGTACAGTCTTAAATTTTGAAGCAGATCCTCCTATGCTACATTTAATATAATTGTTTGTATCATTTTTACACACCATGTCTTCTGTTTGATGTATTCTATTCAAGGTAATTTCATCGCTTTTATCTGTAACGTGTTTAACATACCACAGTACTTTATTATCTAATCCTTTATTATCTGTACTATCAAACATTACATTTTCTTCATTTCCTTCTCTAGACAAGTAATGTGTAATATCACCAAGATCGGTGTAAGTAATTGAATATATACCTTCATCTGGTCTACTAATCAAGTTTGATGAACTTGAACTTGAACTTGAACTTGAACTTGAACTTGAACTTGAACTTGGACTTGGACTTGAACTTGAACTTGAACTTGAACTTGAACTTGAACTTGAACTTGGACTTGAACTTGGACTTGGACTTGGACTTGGACTTGGACTTGGACTTGAACTTGAACTTGAACTTGGACTTGAACTTGGACTTAAATCTTGATTACCTTTTTCGTCTGGTAAGTTCTTACAATTTTCTCTTTTAAAATTATCAAAATCCCATGTTCCGTCTGTACATGTATATGTAAAAAATATAGCGATTAATAATATTATTAATATTATAAATATCGGTAGTATAGCTATCATATCTATAGTATAAGTATAAAAAAAATAAATTGTATATATTTAGAATTATTTATTTTGAAATAACTTAAAGAACATAATTTTCTTTATATTATGATTTTAAGTATAGACGTCGGTATACGAAATTTAGCCATGTGTATGCTCGACGAAACGTCTAACCTTATTGTTCAGTGGGATGTTTCTGGTGTACCTCCTGAACATAAAGACGGCTTATTTGTTTCTTTAAGAGACCATTTGGATGATAAACCATGGGTTCTACAAGCAGATACAGTTCTTATTGAAAAGCAACCCGATAAAAATAGAAAAATGAAGATGGTTGAACACTTTCTTCATACCTATTTCGTTATACGTAACCCCAAAGCCGAAACGATCATTTACGATGCGCGTTTCAAAATACCCGATTTTGCGGGTCCCGGTAAAGCCATGTATACGAAACGTAAGAAAGCGTCTATTGAGCGGTGTCAACAATTCATATGGAATAATACAGTAAATGCACACTGGATTCCTATATTCAATGCGTCTAAAAAGAAAGATGATCTTGCTGATACGGTCATGCAAGCTATTAGTTTCACGAAACGTATTGAACCTATACAAAGCGTTTCGAAAAAGTCGAAAAAACTCGTTCCTCGTAAACCTAACGAGAACCAAAAACGAACGCGGTACTCAAAATCGAATTTAGCTTATATTTATAAGAATAAAACCGAACTCGAGGTTCTCGAAAATAATAAACGGTTTATGAAAGATCTTAAACGGTACTATAAAAGTATAGACGATTTAGTTAAGGAACTTGATTAACGTAAGTTCTTATCAGCCGTATAATATGTCTTTCCCTTAACAACAAAACTGTGTACGCGCGCATACGCCCACGCTTGTGGACTTGCACCTGGTCGGTGTCCAGTTCGCCATGCGGCTAATCCACGATCGTACACTGTTTTTAAAGTTTTCAATGGTATACCCGTTACTTTGGATATATCTTTCAGTTTTGTTACACCCGGATACCTTTTACGGAACTTTGATGTATAACTCGACGTTCTCGTTTCAACCTTTTTATCTGTTTTGAAAGGTGTGTAGTCTTTTTTCATCATCTTTTTGTACCTCGATTCAACGTTTTTAAGTGTACTCAGTCCCCTGAAATACTTGAGTGGTGCATATATTTTACCCTCACTTTTACGAAGTTGGGTAATTTTTTTACGAATATCGCTCTCGGATAACATCTTAAAGATTATGACCGTAGTTACAATAAATGGAGAAAAAAGTGCTCGATCATGGTTTCGTTAGACTCGTGGATTATATGCCGCGAGAAAATCTTGATTCATCAATTGTTCAAGCCGCTCGAGTTTCTTACGGAGAAGGTACGACGACATCGAGAGGTGATGCGGGTCTTATTAGATATTTAATGCGTCATTGGCATAACACACCGTTTGAAATGGTCGAGTTTAAGTTTCATATCAAAATGCCTATATATATTGCACGTCAACACATGCGACACAGAATGGCAAGTGTGAATGAATACTCAGCGCGATATTCCATAGTTCCAGAACAATATTATAAACCTGACGTTTTACGTGGTCAGTCAAAGGTCAACCACCAAGGTTCGGAAGGTGAGATTGATATTAACACTGATCGTGAAAATGCGTTAAATAAACACTTTGATAATTCGTATGAAATATACAAATACCTACTCGATGACGGAGTGTGTAGAGAACAGGCTCGAGGTACACTTACCCAATCGACATATACAGAATTTTATTGGAAAATAGACTTACACAATCTCATGCATTATCTTCGTCTAAGAATGGAACTCGGTGCACAAAAAGAAATTAGAGATTATGCCGAAGCTATTTATGAACTTGTACAACCATTGGTACCGATTACCATGAAGGCATTTATGGATTTTAGAATGAATGCGTTACAATTATCAGGACCAGAAATTGAAGCTATCGCAAATGGTACACCAATTGAATCTGTAGGAGAACGACGAGAATTTGAACAAAAATTACGATTGTTGGGTCTCGATAAAAAATGTTAGTACTATGTAAGTAATATAATGTTTTCACTTTCCACAGTAACAACGACGTTTGCTTCGACGCAAAAAAGATTTAAGAAGTTTGGTAAAAAACTTCGTAAACAAAGAGATGGAGAAGTTGATGGTATAAAAGAAAAAATAAGTGACATCGCTAAAGATGAAGTTGAAAGAAGTAAAAATTTATTTCAAAAACACAAGGATTTTTTTAATGAAAAGAAACCATCGACAAAATCTACCCCAGAAACCACGGCTATCGATTTTTACGAAAAGCCCTAAATGCTAAATCTAGACTTAATAATGTTAAAAGTACAGATACTTCTTTATAATTTTCTAACAAGTTACCTGCAAAAACAGCCAATAAAACACTGTATTGTACGTACCTCATTTCTCGTCGCGTTTTTTCCATAGATCGTCTCATAGATGCGCGTGATTTTTCCATACTCAGAAGAGCCGTACTTATATTTTTTACACGGTTTGGCATTTCAGTCGCCGTTGAAAATATACTTCCTATATCTATAGCATCAGAAACCTGTTCCCTGAGTATAGGTTCGAGATACTCGATATACGTAAAATCGGGATCGAGTTTTACACATGTTCCTTCAATCGTTGAGAACGTTTTTGCTAGATATACAAAAGCCGTTGGTATAATAAATGGTTTCTCTTGTGCAAGTTTTAAAAGATTTTCGTCGTTTAGTATCTCATTTTTAATATTTTTCCCATCGAGTGTTTCTAGATAATTAAGTGTTGTTTTGAAAAAAAGCTCTATATCACTCGTATCTGATGTCGTTGGTAAAATTACTTCTAAACGAATAAGAACATCAACAATACCTTTCGTATCCCTATTTATTATGTGTATGAATAGTTCGTTAAATCCTTGTCGCATTTCATCTGAAATTTCTATAACCAAACCAAAATCATAAAAAACAAGTTTACCATCGCTTGAAAAACCTAAATTACCGGGGTGTGGATCCGCGTGGAAAAACCCTTTATCCATTGTCTGTATCACGTAAGAATTTATCAATGCTTCGCATACCTTTTTTCTATTAACTTTTGAGTCGGATATATCGTATAGCTTTTCTGAAGGAACATATTCCATAACTATCATATCAGGTGTACACAATTGTTCATGTACTTTAGGTATTTTCATCCAATCTATTTTTTTGAGTGATTTCCTAAATTTTTTCGCGTTTTTTGTTTCTTGTTCATAATCAGTTTCAGCCAATAAATAATCAATGGATTCATCGAGAACATACCCCGTATTTGTACCTGTGTCTATACCAACTTTTTCCAAGAATGCAACGATTTGTTTAATATTATCAGTATCACTTTTCATTATTTCGTATATTTTAGGTCGTCTAAGTTTGACGACAACTTCTTCACCGTTTTGTAAAATTGCTTTATGTACTTGTCCTATACTTGCAGATTTGAATGGTTCGTGATCAAAATACGAAAATGTACCCGAATTTACATGTGTTTCAATCATGTCTATAATCGTGTCTCTATCTATTGGTGGTACATCATCCTGTAAAGATTCCAATTCTCTCGTAAATTCTAAAGGATATAAATCAACGCGTGAAGATGCGATCTGTCCCAATTTTATAAACGTAGGACCGAGTTCAATAATCTGTTCTCTCGTCCATGCACCAAACTTTACCTGGTCTTTTTGAAATTGTTTCCGTATCAAAAATTCACCAGCAAACTTCCACGTCCTAGTTTTATGTTTTGATGGTGGCTTTATTGAAATGGGTTTTAACGCACATAGTGCCATCTTACATTATACTATGAAAATTTTTTCAAATAATATTTGTGTGTATATATAAATGCGAGTTCACGTAATAGGTGCCGGACCAACCGGTATGTCAGTCGCATGGGAAATACTCAGATCCACAGACCATGAAGTTACAATATATGATCGTAAAGAATCTGCAGGTGGATCATGGTGGGAACCATCCGGGGGTAAAAGAGATTTACACGCACATAGAATTGTGTTTGATAATGCATTCGTAAACACGAATAGTTTATTCGAAGAAATGGGTATTGAATGGGATGATATGTTTCAATCTGCCGATACACGCGTGTATACTACAACGTTCAAGTATCTTAAATTTAAAGATTATTTAACTTTAACATCACTTGCGATACGTGTTTTAGCACAACCTGCAAAGTACAAAGGTATAAGTCTCAAGGATGCACTTGGTGAACTTTCTGAATCAGGTGAAAAATTACTCAAAACTTTACCTTTAATCATGGATGGAGTTGTTTGGGAAACCATGTCATCATTTGAATTTGTAAAAAGTTTTGATCATGTAGGTCTGTCTAAACAATACGTTCAAAAAGTTTCGGGTAAGGTCATGTCCGACAAAATGCAAAAAGCACTCGTAGATAAAGGTGTTACATTTATGTTTGGTAGAGATCTTGAAAAAGTACATTATGAAAAAGATGGGTACGAAGCTACTTTTACAAACAAAACAAAAATAAAAGATGGTCTTCTCGTTTTGTGTATAGATAATAGTAAAGCGTTACAACTCGTGGGTGAGAATTGGGGTAAAGATACCCTTAATAAAATTGGTCCAAGTACCTATGGGTGTATTAATATTTTATTAGATTACGATCAAAAAATTCGTTTACCTAAAAGTGATTTAGAATATGCTATGGAAACTGAGTTTAATTTACAACCAGTAGTCCTTAGTGATGAAAAAACAGTTTCATGTGTTATATGTAATCTTACGGATGAAGTTTTATCGACCGACCCAGAAACATTAAAAGGTGAAGTTGTCAAACAGTTAGGTGTACCACAACCAACGAGTATTCGTATAGGGTGGGGTTCATATTGGAAAGATGGTAAATGGTCATTCGAACAATCATCAGGGGTTTTGAGTTTACATGGTCAAGTTCCATTTTATGGTGAATCTTCGAAAGTCGCTTTATGTGGTATGATGTCTGAAAGAAAAACACCTTATTCGAGTATCGAAGCCGCTATTGAAGTCGGAAGATCATTTTGTCATGAAACGTTCGAAACGAGAAAACCATTACAACCAGTTTTGATTACACATGTTTTATTCATTGTTTTAATATTGTCATTAATACTTATTTACACACGTAAAGATTAATTTGTATTACTATTTTTAAAAATCATTAACGAGATAGGATTTTAAAAGTATTTAAAGTTTCATAGTATATTAAAATAAATATGGAATTACGTTACGATCTGGTAAACAATGGAATTTACAATGTATATGTGATTTCAGACGACGAATATATAGGACCAACGATTGCACAAGGACATGAATGGGATAGGTTTATGCGACGCGATGTACGTATGCTGCATAAACCTGGTACAGATATCATTGACATTGGGGCAAATATTGGTTATAACACTTTATTATTTTCAGATTATGGCCCCGTGTTATCATTTGAACCATTGTATCATGAATTAGTCGAACTAAATGTCAAGAATAACTCTTTGAGATACCCGGTTCAAGTTATTCCGTGCGCCCTCTCAGACGAAAAATCTTTTACAAAAATTCATATACCATCTCATGGATGTCAATCTAATGTACTAATAAACTACGGTGGAACTAGTTTTCATCACCAAGATGAAATTCGAGGTGAAGGTGTACATGTCAACTGTGAAAGACTAGATGACATCTATACGGGTGTTCCTTCATTTATTAAAATTGATGTTGAAGGTCACGAGTTACAGGTTTTGAAGGGTGCGTCTGAAACTATTAAGAAGTATAAACCTTCAATTCTTATTGAAATACACAATTTCTCTGAAGACTCAGAGGTACATCAGTATCTAAAATCATTGGGATACGGTGACCCCGAAGAAAGACCAGAAGCTGTATTTGTTTACAAAACATTCACTTAGAATATCCAATAACCGCGTATGTACAGTCGTTAAACTATCATAATGTATTCATACTTATAGTTTTGTTTCTTATTATAATATATACACGTAAAGAATGACTTTACCGGTCACTACGACTGTTTATGAACCCATGTACGACTACAATGAAAAAAAATATATTAGGGTATCTCTACCCGATAAAGTAAGAGACTATATCAGAGAATTACATGAACATAAAACGGGTCTTATTTTATTTCCCCAAAAACTAGACGACCCATTGGAAGGCAACGTTTTAAAAGTAAAAGTTCCGTTTAGATACCGACGGGTCATGTGTAATGTTGATGGAGACACACCCGTTCAATCACTTAAAAAAGGTGATACAGTTCTCACTGAAATTCAATTTAACGGGGTTTGGAATGCCCATGATCATAGTGGGTATTCATGGGTACTAAAATACATTAAATTTAAAAATTAAATTACCGGATAAAGTGGGGGACTATATCGGATAATTATATACATAAAAAGGTGTGGTTTTATTTATTATTGTAGGTCTTTCTTTTCCTCTCCCTCTTCCTCTTTTTTCTCGGGTAATTCTAATTCAGATAAGCCACTATCCTTAAGTGCTAACAACATTTTCAAACTACCTTCCATTCTATACATTTCAGTCTCCGCACGATTCGCTTCAGTTCTCATTTTGTTAATATCTGCGCGAGTTTTATCAATTTCCGCATTTAACGTTTTGATATTTTCATCTAATTTCATCACAGGCATTTTTTTATTATATTATATGTAAATAGTTTATTCTTTAATATACATAAAGTTTAAATTTGTACAATAGTTAATGTCACTCACGCGCTCAGGATATCTCACAGGTGAGACACCAGAAATAAAAAAAGAACTCACGGTACGTGCCGTTGTAAATACAGAGTTCGGGTTTCCACCGCCTCCCTTTAAGGTATTCAGAAAAACAAAAACAGGTCTATGTGTCCCCCGTTTTTACGGTGAAGAAAAGTTTGGTAAAGCAAAAGAAGATCGTCGTCCTAAGCCAGTTAAAATATCTTGTAAATTTAATGGAAAACTTCGTGATGAAACGCATCAAAATGATGCTTTGGCGGCAGCACTCAAATCTGGGCACGGCGTTCTCTCACTTCCTTGTGGCTTTGGGAAAACGACAGTATCCTTGGCCATAGCATGTAAACTCGGGTACCGAACCATGATTGTCGTACACAAAGAGTTTCTCGCGAACCAGTGGAAAGAACGTATCCAACAGTTTTGTCCGGGTGCATCTATAGGTGTAGTACAACAGAATAAATTAGAAACCGATTGTGATTTTGTCATTGCTATGCTCCAATCACTCTCCTTAAAAGAATATTCATTTAATGATTTCGATACTATCGGTACACTTATCGTAGACGAAGCACATCATATATGCGCAAAGGTATTTTCCCAATCTCTTTTTAAAATATGTCCGAAACATATTTTTGGACTCTCGGCAACGCCGACCCGTAAAGATGGTCTTACGAAAGTTTTACATTGGTTCATGGGACCAACATTCTTTGCAATTGAACGTGAAAATCAAGAACAAGTCGAAGTGTTTCCAATTGAATATAGATGTCCACGTTTTCAAGATCCACCACCGTGTACACGATTCGGTAAACTTTCATTAGCGACCATGATTACCGAACTTACAGAAGATCGTGAACGAAACATCGTTATAGCAAAACTTATAAAAAATATTGTCAAGGGGACACGTCAAGTTCTCGTATTAAGTGATCGTCGACATCATTGTGAGGTACTTCACCAAAGTTTCAAGAAAACGTCGGGACTCTATATGGGTGGTATGAAAGAATCAGATTTGACCGAATCAAGTAAAAAACAAATCATATTTGCAACTTTTAGTCAAGCACATGAAGGTCTCGATATACCTTCACTCGATACGGTTATACTTGCGACCCCTAAGTCCGATATTGTACAATCGATTGGACGGATTATGCGTGAAACGCATGGTAAAAAGAACAATCCACATATTTACGACATGTTCGATCAATGGTCTATATGTCACGCCATGTATAATAAACGTCTCAAAGTGTATCGTCAAGGTGGTTTTAAAATACCAAAACAAAAATCTGAAGAACCGATTGATTTCACTAAAGGAAAATGCCTTATTTTACCATGAAAATAATCATTCGTATTTATAAGAATGCCGGGTTGTAATACTGGTCGTAATATACAAAAGTATAAAGGTTCTGGTGGATCTGTATCCACACTCCAGGATGTTACAGATAATGGTAACACGACAACGGGTGATATAATAACGACCTCTGGGTTTTTTATAGGTGACGGAAGTAAACTTACTGGTATATCGGGTGCAAGTTCCGCGTTTTCATTTCAGGAAACATCGGATACTGGTAACACTACGTCTAATACAATTCAGTTTACAAACACAATTACATCTTTAACTGCAAGTGGTAATGTAATAGTCACAGGTAACGTAACTGCATCCAATTTTTATGGTGATGGTTCCCAATTGACAAGTGTTGCACTTAAATCAGATTTGACGAGTAATACGGGTAGAATAAGTGCTCTTGAAACAAAAACAACAGATATATCTTACACAAATGGTACTACAAGAATAAATGGTAATCTCACGGTATTAGGAAACACTACTACACTCGATACTGTAAATCTTATAGTACAAGATCCTATTTTACAACTTTCTAATGCTTCTGCATCTGTAGATTCGGGTATATTGATAGCCCGTCCAAGTAGTACAGATAATGTATTTGTTGGGTTCGATCAGTCGCTATCTGAATTTGCAATCGGGTTTACAGATAGTCACGCTGGTTTATCTGAAATAGCGATCAAAGATGGAGAAGATTTTACAGTAAACGTACACGGTAACGTCGAGGCATCTTATTATTTCGGGAATGGTTCCCAGCTGACAGGTGTGGCACTTAAATCAGATTTTACGAGTAATGTTGGACGAATTGGTGTTTTGGAAAGTGAAGTACAACCCGTAAATAGAGGTGGGACTAATATAACATCGTATGGCATTGGAGACATGTTATATGCGAGCGCTTCGTCAACTTTGTCGAAACTCACACCTTCGACGGCTGGGTATTTTCTACAAACAAATGGTACCGGTAACGCACCTACATGGGAAAATGTTGCCGATATAGGTTCGGCAACACCAGCAAATTTATACACAGATGATTTTATAACCGGTGGTCCATGGAGTGGTATAACTGATGCAAATCTTAGAGTTTTAGGAAACGTTTCAAATTTATCGAACCAACTCGTGGCACGTGATGATAAAGGTGATATATTTGTTTCAAATGTAAACGCGATAAAGATATATGGTGATGGTACATCACTCACTGGTGTTGCTTTAAGTACAGACTTGACAGATAATTCTACAAGAATAAATACTGTGAGTACAGATTTAGCAGATAATTCGACGAGAATAGGGACTGTGAGTACAGATTTGTCGAGTAATACGGGTAGAATAAGTGCTCTTGAAACAAAAACAACAGATATCAGTTATACCAATAGCGGTACTAGTAAAACAACTATAGCTTCAGATCTTAAAGTAACTGGAAAGTTGGGTATCGGAGAATCGAGTCCAACAACACCTTTACATATAGAATGTGCAGATACTGTGACTCATTACCAAAATGGTTTATTAGTAAAACAGTCAAGTTCATCTTACCCCGCCGTAATAGGTATACGAACGAGTAGCACTTCCCAAGACCCTTTTATTTCGTTTATGGTTAATAGTAATTCAACTGGTTGGTCTTATGGTGTAGATGCTTCCG